ATCCCATTGGAAGACAGCTCCATGCAGGTCTGGGTCAGCAACGTTGGCGTTGACCTTCTTCAGGTCTTCCAAGCCCATATGAGGCAGCGGGGTGATGTCCACCCACTTGTTGCCAGCAGAGCCATCGCCAGGAGGTGCATCACCAGGAGAGACCAGTGCAGAAGCGCGGAAGAACGCCTTCTGATAGCTGACAACAGAACCGCTCTCCCAGCTGGTGTCAGACCAAGGCTGGAATGAACCCAGCGAATCCCAGCGCTGCTTACTCAGCAGGTCACCAGGAACATGCACCCACTTGGTGCCATCCGACTGGATCCAGTCACCCACCTGCAGCACTTCACCAGCCAGGTCGGTGCCAATGGCTGGGTCACCCGCTGCCACCACATGGCCAGGGTTCCCGGTCCAGCTGAAGTAATAACCCCGGTTCGCAACAGCTGGTGCGGGCAGCGTGCTCAAGCTGCTCTCCTTCACCACGCCACGGAACAACGACCCAGCGCTGATCCATTGCTTGATCGTGTCCTCGCTCAGGCTCTCAACCCAGGCCGCACCATTCCAGAACTTGATCTCCTTGTGCAGGTTCTCAGCGGTGAACTGCACATCCCCCTGCTTCAGCTGCGCAGGACCCACGCCATTGGCCTGGTCAGCATCAGCCTGCGCTGCTTTGACGAAACTCTTGGTGGTGCCAGTGGCAGCAGTGCTTGGGGTCTTGGCTACCCACCGGCCAGCCACCTGATCCCAGGTGATCACCTGCCCGTCAGCAGTAGGCGTCACCGCAATCGCTGGTGTGCCCGTGATCGTGGTCGGCGGTGGCAGCGCCCTGCTCACCTCCCACTCATTCTTCGCTGCCCTATAGGTGGCCGTCAGAATCGAGCCATCAGGGGCGGTGGAGCTGACCACCTGCCCATCAGTCGGATTCTTGGGGAAAGGAAAGGACACTGCTTACCACTGGTGCATCCTTCCCAGTTTCGCTCCTATGGCGCGTCAGGCCACAATGAACTCAACACCACCTATCACCAATGGCTGATCTCGCCAAGGAGTTAGAACAACTCCATGCCTCAGTCGTTCGCTCGGTTCGTGAGCGCATTGAGAACGGCAGCGAAGATGAAGACGGCAACTACAAACCCGTCAGCAACGATGATCTCCGCGTTGCTCTGCAACTGCTTAAGCAAAACTCCATCACCGCCAATCTGGCTGAAACCGATACCCAGGCGCTGAAAAGCAAGATGGCCGCCAAGCTCAACTTCTCCGCACTCCAGGAGAAAGTGGTTCCCCTTCGCTCCGTCTCACACCCCCATACGACCGACGAGGCATCGCAGCACCAGGCTTAAAACCCATTGCCAACGCATCCAAGCTGGCACCGCTCTCATCCAAGAAACACTCCACTGACCAATCCATCAGATCCTGTTGCCGTAGCTGCTGCTCACGTACCTGGTCCTGAGCAGCGGCATCGGTAAAGAACTTCAGCGCTAACGACAACGCATCAATGCGGTCGTCATGGATCAAGGCGCCACGCTCTGTCGTGATCCGACTGAGCTGATACATCAATGACCGCTGGTGACCCTTCTCCGCATCACGCTCTGCCTCGCGGTAATCCTTCCTGATCAACTCCGCAGACATCACCAAACGGTGCTGCTGCACCAACGGTGCAATGGTGTCCACGATCCGACGCTCCTTCTGCATCGTCACCTTGATCGGCTCGATGCCACACGGATGCACCCTGTTCAACACCGGTGCAAGAAGGGCTTCAAACATGCCATCGCCGAAGTTGCTCTCGACCACCACCTGGGTGACCTTCCAGCGCTCGGCACGCATCGCCAGCAGCTTCAACACCTCATCGGCATAGCCCTGCGTCGTACCGCCGGACTCCAGCACAAAGAAGTTGCCGTTCAGCTCGGCCACCACAGACCAGGCCAACTCATCGGCACCACGACCAGAAGGGTCGATGGCCAACACGCATCGCCAGGTCTCGTCCTGCGCAATCCAACCCTGCGTGAGCATGGGCCGGTGATACCACCGATCAGCACCCATCCCGATGCAGATCAGATCTTGAATCCGCTGGTCAGGACCTGACGCCCAGCTGATCACCTCCGGCAAGGCCTTGCCATCGAGATCCATCACGATCATGTCCCCCAATCGAATGGGGTAACGATCCAGGGTTGAGAGACGACAGTTGAGCTGGAACTGAAGCTGCACCGATGAACGTGTCATCGACATCTCACGCTTCAGTAACTCGTCATGACCAAAGCGTTCTGGATCGGTGGGTTCACCAATCAGTGATGGATCCTCTTCAACCTCTGCAGCAATCAGTGGATCAAGATTGCCGTCATAGCAATTCCACTCGTCATCAACAGCAGGGTTGGGATAACGGGCAGGCCACATACGCATCCCATAATTCCGCTCTCTATTGAGGCGTAGGTATAGCGATGACTCAAGGTGAGGCGTGCCAAGGAAGATGGTCTTACGTGGTAACTCCCCTTCCACTGCAGGCTTTCTGATCGCCTCTAATTCTGTAATGGCAGCAGCTAATCGTTCCTGCTTTAGCGGTGTGATGGAGTTGCTAAGTGTCTCAATGTCATCCGCGATTGCAACGGTACAGCGCTTACCCGTCAGTGAAGGGGAAAGGATGCCAACAGCGCGAACAGATGGTGACTGGTCAACGATTGCTGGACCAACGTCAAAGGCTTGAACAGAACCACGACCATCAGCAGCAGGAGCCAGGCACTGAAGGATGTCGATGTCACGGATTAACCGCAGCATCCAGTTGGTGATCTCAACAGCCTTGTCGGATGTGGCACCAACGATGAGGACCTTTTCGCGGAAGGGGTCCATACGCAAACGCCACAGGGCATACATGCCTGTGAGGGTGGATTTAGCCACACCACGGAAGCCGGTGATGATCTGTCGATCAGGACCGTTCTCCAGGTAGTTGAGGATTGAGACCTGCTGCTTGGTTGGCGTTTCAGCCAGGTTGAGTTCCCGCAGCAGGTAACAGCAGAAATGGGAGAGGGGTTGGAGTTCCTCGGGCAGAGGCTGCCAGCTCATACGCCCTCAGCCACCTCTAGAAGCTCCTGTAAGGCCGCTTCAAGCTGCTTCCGTTTATCTGCCACCAGATGGAAGGAAGAGACGAAGCAGACGGCTTCCAGGCCGTTATGGGAGAGGGAGACCTTCACGCAGTCATCCCTCATCTGTTCAGCCTGGAACTCCATCACTTGCGCATCCGCTTGGTGCTACCGGGGTCAGTACCGCCAGCGCTACCGGAAGGACCAGGTGCACCAGGACCGCCCTTAGGAGGGCCAGCAACAGCAACACCCTCGACGTAGTAGCCAGCAGGTGCTGTGGCCAGCGCTGCTTGGATGTCAGCAACAGGACGATCGGACTGACCGATCAGACCAAGATCCAGTCGTTCGTTGTTGGTGAGATAGGCCATTTACAAGGCACTGGTGCATCACACCCAGTTTGCAGCGCTGTCGCGCCGCAGTCGACCTGCAGCCTCCTGCAGCCACAAGGAAGCCCCCACCACCCGTAAGCAGCAGGGGCTTCCCCAACAACCACCGGAACTGGAATCCGCTGTCTCGGCCAGCAAATCCAAACTCCAGTAGCTCCGTCGGCACCACCCGTTACGGATGACTGGACCTTAGCGCCGCCGGGTGTAGCTCCTCACAGACCAGCACTTCCTCGCATTGCAGCGGGTGTGTGCACGGACGTGGACAGGGCCACCGGTGTACGAGGGGTAGTAGCTGCCAACGCCAGACAACATCGGCTCGATGTAGCGCTTGTGAAAAGCGGTTCGCTGATCAGCCGTGCAAGCAGCGATGCGATCAATGAATGGGCCGTGGGCAATCAACCCGTCGTAACGCTGGACCTGGTAATCCCAGGAAACCCTGTTGGTAGCGATCTCCAGGTACTGCCCCTGCTGAGCGAGAACGTCACCACGGACAAGCCGCAGATCACGATCCATCCGGCAGTAGGCCGCCGCTTGACGGTCTTGCCATTGGATGTCTTCAGCGCTGTAACGCCTTGCGCACCAGCGGTTGGCGTCTGTTTTCTCGACCATGTTGCGAGCACATGGCGCGGGTGCCTCTTGTTGGGCATAGGCAGGTGCCGCCAGGAACACTGCCGCGAGAGCTGCGAGGAACTTCATCTCAGGCCTCCTCGAACTCCTTCATGGCCAGACCGATGGATTGAGACTTCCCGCAGGAGACCATCCATGGGTTGATCCGGTAATACCGCTCACCGGTCACAGAGTTCTTGATCTGCCTGAGCAGGTGCTGCTTCTTCAGACGGGCAATGCCAGCGCGGATCTCTGCAGCGTTGCTGCCCATCCGGTCAGCCAGCCCGTCAGCTGATGCCCAGATCCGACCGGTAGATGGATCAGCAAACGACAGCAGGCACCAAAGCAGCATCCCGTCCCTGGGCTTGATCGCTCGCTGCGAGTACAGGTCCATGACCCTCTCGGTGTCCTTGAGGTGAACCATCACAAAGCTCGTTCTGTCCATAGGTAAAAGCATTGGGGGATGGATTGGTATTGGCCATTGGGGAAGGGCAGCCAGAAGCCAGTGATACCGGTGGTTGTTGGATGGACACATTTGTCACCCCTGTCAGGGCAACGGGTTCCATACCCCGAGTATTGCACATGTGCAGACATAGGTGTCAATACCTCTCCGTCCGCACCTAGCCCGTTTTTCCGCCTCTTTAGATTCTTATTCAGTCACTAGATCTCACTACTGGAGATCTCCTGCACCCCTCTCCCTCCTGGCTCCTTTCGGACCCACTCACTTCAAGGGGTGCACTCACCTCACTCATTTCCCAGTTTTACCTCGCGCGATGTGATGGCTTCCGCTACAGCGCGACGGTGACGTTCCCCCCATGCCCCCGGTGCTTGGGGCTGTGAGCGCTGGTTGCTGGGGGTAGGGGCTGATGTCGTTTTGAGGGCAGGGGCAGGGGGTGTGAGCAGGTGCTGGGCAGGCGGGGGCGGTAGGGGCAGGTGCTGACTGGTGTGTCTGCGGATTTGAGATCCGCTGACGTGGTGTTGAGGGCTGGTGTGTGTGGTGCGTGGTGGTGGTGTGGCCGGCTGTGAGCAGGCATGGCTGCATGGCTTGTATGCGTCTACACGCATAGGAAGCAGCACGCCAATCCCCGCGCCCAATTGCCACAAGTGTCAAAGAGGTGCTATGACGTGTGCACCGGTGCACTGCATCGGTCCAACAACCACCACCAACAGAGCAATGGCACGCATCACAAGGAAAGAGCTGGACGGCAGAGCTGAGACCGCAGCTATTGCCACTCAGTGGGATCTCTGGCTGCAGAAGTCGCTGACTGGCTACTCAGTTATGAGGACCAACGGCAAAGGTGCTGACGCACTGGCTGAGTGTCTGACTGCCTCAGAGGCCAAGGAGTTTTTGAGGGGTCTTGCAATCGGTGCAACGTTCAAAGGCTGAGGGCAAGGGAATGACCTGTAACCGTTTGGCTTGCGTGGTGCTGGGGTTCGCTCTGGCGATCCTGTGCACCACTGACCTTCACAAGGGCCAGCGAGAGCCTGTAAGGCCTCTCAGCACCACTCACAGCTCTGGGCTACTGACAGGCCCTTAGCGGGCCTCCTAGAGGCCTCTCAATAACAACCACCAACCACCAACCACCACCACAAGCCATGACCAACCGCGAACCCGTCCCTTCCTTTGCCTTCGTCAACAGCCAGGAGATACGGCTCACCCTTGCAGCCCTTAACCGGCTGGCTGCCAAAGCGCCTGAACTGATCAAGGACGAGGAAGAGGCCCAGCTCTTCAGCGATCTGCTGGACGCCTTCCAGTCCTTCGCACTGGCCAACGGCTGACAGCTGCACTGGGCCCTCCTGTTGGGCCCTCTACAGCTCTCACCAGCTGTCCACCAACAACCACCACCGATGGCCTGGTTCTTCATTCTTCCGCTCTCAGTCCTGGCTGGCCCTGCTGGCCTTGCTGTTGCCCTCACTTGCTTCGCTGCCAGCCGGCAGAAGGACAGCTTCAAGCGAGGAAAGCCCAGCATTGAAGCCATCGAGGCAATGGCCCGCATTGACGCCATCAAGAACCCTCCAGCCATCAACTGGGGCCAGGTGCCAGTGACTGAGGAGATCTTGTCAGCCCTGCTTGATCGTTGCGGCTTGTGAACAATCTCCAACCCTTCAAGGCCTACCTGTCGGCCTTCCGCAGCTGCTCACCAACCACCACAGCAGCAACAGCTGAGGCCCTCCTCCATGTAGCTGATGGCGTCGATTCAGTCGCTGAACTGCAGCAGGTCATGGACCTGTCAGGTCGTACAGCGCACCGCATCGTCTCAGCACTCCTTGGCCGTGCTGCCTACGTGTCAGGCGCCTGGAAACCAAGCCCCTTCAGCCTTCTGGAAGCAAGACCACATCCGCATAAAGGCGGCCGCCAACTCCTGCTCACTGAACAAGGCCAACACCTCGTTGATTCCCTCAGGACGCCTGGCAAAAACCAGTGACCTGTAGGGTCCACCTACTCATCACCCGTGCATACCTAGTAGTCAATGCGCTGTAAATCAGATGCAGATCCCAGCACAAGCTGGGTATTTCTAGCAGCCCTGGACCTGCCTACATCCACTGGCAGGACAGGGTTTCGCCTATGGGGGCTGCTGTCGCCTGGCAAACGCCAGCTCGCCGTGCACAGGTGCGAGACTCCTAGTACCCAGGCAAGAGCTGATCCTTGGATTTACGTCTGTTGGAGAGGGCTTTGGACGTGTTTGCGTCCCTAGACCCAACCCATCTCCCTATTCACTTCGCCCAGGTCTTCCTGGTCGTTGCTGAAAGCGAGCCCTGCACACTCCGGCTGATCGAACAACGCCTGGACCTCTCCAACAGCGCTGTCAGCCGCACCATCAATGCTCTAGGCCCCATGAACCGCAAAGGTCATGAGGGCTTTGGCCTTGTTCAGGTCGTGCGTGATCCAGCAGAAGGCAGGCGTTTCCTTGTTCAGCTCACACCCAAAGGCAAAGCCCTCCGGCGTCAGATCGAAGGGCTCTGACCACCACCACCAACAACCACCACCATGTCCGGCTCTATCCGCCATACACCCACTGGCTGGGTGGCTGATGTCACCGTCAATGGCAAGCGCAAGACAGCTCTCTGCAAGACCAAACGTGAGGCCATCAGCCGTAAGCGTGAGCTGCTCGAAGCACTGCTGGCCAAGCCCGCTACACCCATCCAGCTGTTCAGCCTGCAAGATGCACGACGCCTGTCCCTCAAGGTCCGCTGGGATGGCACCTCAGCTGAACGGACAGCTGCCATGTACTCACAAGCAGCTGTTGATTACTTCGGCCCTCACACCCTCCTCAGTGAGATCACAGCGCCTGATGTCGATGCCTGGCGGCAAAAGCTCCTAGCCGCCGGTAACAGGCCTTCCACCGTCAACAAGAAGGTCTCAGCACTGCGGTCCATGTTCAATGACGCTCACCTGCGTGGTCACATCCAGCAGGTGCCGCGCTTCCCGCAACAGCTCAAGCTGCAAAACACCAAGGACCGCGTGCTCTCTGATGAGGAGACCGCTCTGTTCTGCCAATACTTCCAACGCATTGGAGAACCTGCAGCGGCCGATTGCCTGGTGTTCCTGCTTGAGACCTGTGCTCGCTGGGGTGAGCTTGAACACCTCACTGGTGCAGACATTGACCTCGCCCGTAGACGTGTGACCTTTGCCAAGACCAAGAACAACAAGGTCCGCAGCATCCCGCTCACTGCCAAGGCTGTAGCTGCTGTTGAGCAGCACCTGCCTGCTATCCGCACCCATCGCGTCTTCCCCTACACCTACGCCCAATACAGACGCCTGTTTGAGAAGGCTGCTGAGTACGCCGGTGTTGGTGATGACCCACAGCTCGGCATCCATACCACCAGACACAGCTGCGCCAGCAAGCTCGCCGCTGCAGGCATCCCTCTGCACCAGCTCATGACCTTTGGTGGTTGGACCTCGCTGGCCTCTGTGCAGCGTTACCTGCACCTTCAAACCGATGCACTCGCTGCCTGCGTCAGCGCACTGGAGGCCTGATCACATGCTCACCACTGCATTGCTTCTTGCTCAGCTGGCAGGCCCTCCCTGCGGCTACTACCTCGGTACTGACATCACACCAGAAGATGCACCCTTCACTGGTTGCACCCTTCCTGATTTCTATGGCCGGCCGGTGGTCAATGTCAGAGAGAACCCGCTCATGCCAAACGGTTATTCCGTTGAATACATCAATGGGGGTGGCAGGTAGCTGGTCCTCACGAGGTGCCAGCCTCACCGCGTCCTGCCAAAGCGGACTACCCGTTCCCTCAGAAAAGGACGGATAGCCAACTTAGCGAGAGCTATCGGGTCAAGATCACTTCAGGCGTCTTCTGAGGCACTGGCAATGCAACGCCCTTGGTGCTGTCGCGCTGCGGAACATAGGCCAGCCCGTCGCACAGCTTCTTGGTGTTCTCATCGGTGAAGACGATGCCTGCACGCAGCAGGTCAGCGCACTTCAGCGCACGGACGATCACAAGGTCGAACTGTTCCTTCTCGACCCTGGCTTTGGCCATCGCCATGCAGTATTCAACGCCGCGACCATCGAGCGGCACGCTCACCGTCACCATCCCGCCGTAACCGCTGGCCCCGACGTAGCTGGAATAGCTGGTGTCGCTACCGACGTAGTAGGGCGAGAAGCTGACGGTGCTGTTCTGACAGCGGAAACCAGCACCAAACTCCTGCTGCATGATCGGCAGCTGGTTGAGCTGAGTGTTGCTATTGAGCACCGTGCCCGACGCTTGTCCTGCGTTGGTGGTGTTGATGCTGTTAGCGATCGGCGCTGTGGTCTGCGCCATTGCAGGACCAGCCAACAACAACAGCAGGGCAAGGAGGCGACGCATCAGTTGGTCCCGATCTCAGAGAAGACGCTCAACGAATTGGTGAGCGTGTTGGTGACAGCGGTCTTGCCCGTGGTCGTGATGCTCACGATGCCTGCAGGCTGGTAGGTCTCGCTGAACTGGAACGGCTCTCCAGGGCGAGCCACCGTGTAGGTCTGACCAGGGCCTAAAGCACCGCCAGGCTGGATGTTCTCTCCAGTGGCGCTGTAGGTGGTGCCGCCATACACCTGCTGCACAGAGTTGACCGTCTCAGTGCTGGTGCTGGTGGATGTGCCCGTAGTGGTCCCAGCCCGCAGCGTGCCAGGGCCATACCAATAGTTGTAGATCTGGGCGCTTGCAGAAAGGGGGGCCATGACGGCCCCCACGATCAGCGCCAGGAGTAGGCGCTTCTGCATCACTGGAACACCGAGAGGGTGTTGCTGCGGGTGAGGGTGGCCTGGGTGCCAGCGCCACCAGCGGTGATGGTCGCAATGCCAGTGGCCAGGTTGGTGCCAGCCAAAGTGCCAGCCACGCCACCGTTGGTGACGGTCTGCACGTCAGCAGCGCCCAGAGCGGTCACAGCGCCAGCGGCCACAGTGGGAGTCATGGCAGAAGCAGTCGAACCAGCGAAGGCCGACTCGCTGTAGCTGAAAGGAGAGCCAGCAGTGGCAAGACCAGCGGTCACACCAGCGGTGGAAGCAACAGCCGTGCCAGCAGCGCCAGCACCCAGGGAAGGCAGGCTGGTGACAGTGACGTTCTCGCCAGACACGCTGACGGAGGAAGCCTTGCGCTCGTTCTTCACCGACAGGGCATCAACGCCGAGCACGGTTTGAACAGAGTGGGTGCTGGTGATGTCACCAGCCATGGCGGGAGCAGCCACAAGGGCAGCTGCAGCAGCCAGGAAAAGGGTCTTCATGGATAGTCCAGAAGGGACTGGCTAAGGCTGGTGGAAGAGCCTTGCCTGCGTCCCCAACAAAATGCCTCGCCTGTGAGTGCTCTATCCCACATCCCATCGCATGTGAGTGATGGATGGTGCATCCTTGGCGTGTTGGTTGCGCAGGGCACATACCCTCCGATGGCTGCCTCGCTGGTGATGTTCCGCAAGCCCAAGCGCATCAACGTCACGGTGCCTGAGCTATTGCTTGAAGAGCTACAGCAGATCGCTGACTACGAAGGGCGGTCCCTCAGCTCCCTCTGCTGTCACCTGCTGGAGACCGGTGCAGAGCAGCGCAAGGGGAGGGTCAAGGCTTAGCTCCCGGCGGGTGGAACTGCACCATCAACGCCAGCAACACCTCTAACCACTTCTGCAGGTTCGTCTCTGCCCGCTGCCTGACTTCAGGACAGACCTCAGTGAACTTCAATGGGGCCTTTACTACTGCCTCACGCTCCAGCATCTTGCTTTCCTCGTAGAGGGCACGTTCACAGAACAGAAGGAAAGGACATCGTTCTGATGGGCTAGTGGTTTCAGGTCAAGCGTGCAGCAATGCTTTGATTTGATCTTGTGAACTAAACCCCCAAGCTGCAGCAGCTCCAGCGTTCCATTCTTTTCTCAACACTGGCACCACATACCCAGCGTCAGATGGTGTCAACAAGCGATCATAGTCAGCAGGATAACTGGCATCATCAAAGGTGATGTAGTCATTGAGTAGTGCTTGGAGAAATGCTTGGCGCTCGCGGGTTTGGTCTACAGATGCCAAGTCCTCAATCGTGTTGATCAGCATGGTGAGGCAAGCCCCAAACGGACTAACGCATTCTGCCCATCAGCGTGCCGCAGATGGCCAATCCAGGCAACCTGAGACCGGCGCCATCCCTCGTCATCCCCAGCACGCAGAAGCCCTGCCAGCTTGCGCCGTTGCTTCGCCATGGATTGGCGCTTGATCAGCTTGAACTGGCGGCGAATGCGAAAGCCGCAAAAGGTGACGCCTCGACCAGCAGGGGACAGGCTCCACTTGCCAATGCGCTGAGCCATTTCGCTGGCTACAAACGCACAAATCTCAGCCTTCAAGGACAGCCCCTCTGCCTTGCTATTCACGATCAATACAGCGTCATCCATGTAGCGCACAAAGCGTCCGCCGACCTGGCCTGCGACAAAGCGATCCAGCTTGCCGCCCCAGTAGTTGGCGAAGGTCTGGCTGGTCAGCGCACCAATCGGCACCCCGCTTGGCTGCACCGACAACACCTGCTGAATCAACAGCAGGGTCCGACGACACGTCAACTTTTTGCCGAGGTAGTCCAACAAAAGGTCTTGCGGAATTGTTGGGAAGAACTTGCTGAAGTCCACATGCAAAATCCACTTGTCGGGGTTTTGCCGAATCAACTGCTGCATCTTCACGACACAGCGATGCGTGCCTAGCCCCACCCTGCAGGCATAAACCTGAGGCATCATCGCTGCATCCAAGATCGGACCCACCACCTGGATCAAGGCGTGGTGCAGTACACGATCACGAAAGCTCTGACAGGCAATCGTTCGCTTCTTGGGGTCAATGATGTCGAATTCAAGCTGCGGGTCAGGGCGCCATGCCCCTTCAATCAGCCGCAACTGCAGATGCCTAAGACTGGAAAGGTGATACTCCTTGAAGCGGAGATACGAACTGCTGTAAGTCTTGCCACGTCTGGCTGATTTGTAAGCTGCAAGCAGATTCTCCCAGTCGTAAATCTGCTGGTACAGGTTGCGAAACTTCTGTCCCATCAGCAGGTAGCGGCAGGTTTCGATGGGCTACTCCCTGCCATTGCCACCACTCGGCCCTGAGTTTGCCGAAGCTGGACTTGATGGCTGGCACCTGGCTGGCACCGGCCTGCTGCCCCGTAGAAACAGCAGAGCAAAGTGGTGTTTTGCAGTTGCCACGGCCGACAGCCGACCCCCAATGTTGTTGTTGGAGTTCCAAGGAGTGTTGTTCCAGTTAGCACAACGTGAACCGGAATTGGAAGTATTGTTCCAGTTGCCCCCGAGGATGACGGCGCTCCCATCAAGACCGTTCTGATTTTGGCTGTTTCTTGTTTTCCTGCAACCGCTTGATCCAGCCGCCAAGCATCGCGCCCACTTCTCCGATCAAAGCCTGGCTGGTTTCAAGCTGATGCTCAGTGATCAGCTTGCGCTTGTGATGCACCATGAACCGAAGCATCAATCGCAGTTGGCCCAGGCTGCCGTCAAGCACGTAGCAGCGGCTCAGCTGGTTTGCCTTGATGGCGTCGTTAAGGTGTTCGGCCACCAAAAAGAGCTGCTTGATCAGCAGCTCTCGGAAGGTGCCGTGCTTGCGTGGAATGGTCTGAGCAAGCGGGTAGAGATAGTCGATCACCCGCTCGTACTTCTCGACCATGTAGAGGCCATGAGCCTCCTTGGAGGGATCCGCAGAGGCTCGCTTGCTGGTCATCGGAGATCGGCGCTGGCGCGCCTCTTAACCAAGCACCAGGTGCCCGGCCGACAGCCGACCCCCAATGTGGTAGCCGGAGTTCCAAGGAGTGTCGGTCCAGCTAGCACAACGTGAACCGGAATCGGAAGTAACGTCCCAGTCGCCCCCG